TTAGAAAATGAATCAGACGTTTTAAATCGTGCAATTGAGGAAACTGATGCTTATGCTAAAGCACAATCCGATGCTTACACTAATATCTATCAAGATTTAGAAAAAGAGAACGAGGATCTAAACGCTAAATTAATTATCAACGATAAAGAACGTGGACTTAAACAGTTAGAGTTAGAACACCAGCGCAAAATTGCAGTGATTCAAAATACCGTTGAGATTGGTGCTGCTCAAGATGATGCGCTGCGCCGTGAGGATGAAAACTATCAAAAGCGTATAGAGTTGCTAGGAAAAACACAAGATGGCTTTATGGAACTTAAAAACGCTATCGAGGGCTTTTCTAGGGATGCTAGTCGCGCACTGGTAGATTTTGCTTTTGGTGCTGAAATGACGTTTAGCAATATGATTACAAGTATGCTTAAAGAATTGGCGCGTTTAGTTATTCAGCGCAGCATCATGGATCCGATTGTTAATTCTGTTAGCGGTGCATTAGGTGGCGCAGGTGGAATCGGTGGCTTACTAGGCAGTGCGCCTATGGCTGCTGGTGGAACTGGATCTGGATTTATGGGATGGCTATCTGGCATTTTACCTGCTCGCGCTGTTGGCGGCGATGTAATGGCTAATTCGCCTTATATCGTAGGTGAGAAAGGTAAGGAATTATTCGTTCCTAAAACTGCTGGTACTATTGTGCCTTCTGGCAATATTGGCGGCAGTACACAAGTTAATAACGTATCAATCAGCATTACTGAATCTGGATCTAAAACAGAGCAAGGCGATTCTACTAAACTTGCTAAACAGTTAGAAGCAGCAGTAGTTAAAGTTCTGATTGATCAAAAACGACAAGGGGGCGTATATGCCTAATACTTTTACTTATACCCCTGTATATGGCGCACAGCTTCAAACTAAACCGCGTGTATTAACTGCATCATTCGGTGATGGATATGAGCAACGTATCGCAGACGGTATCAATACAGTGCGTAGAGTATGGAATCTAACATTTACTAAAACCACTACAGATATGGCTGCTGTGATTGCCTTCTTAGAAAACGAAGGCGGAATTACATCATTTAACTGGACACCGCCTAGCGGTGCTGCTGGTTTATGGGTATGCCGTGAGTGGAATAATACGATTAATGATGCGTTTGATTCATTAACAGTACAATTCACAGAGGTATTTGAGTAATGTCGATCACTAGCGATATTCAAAAAGCTGCTGCTGGTAGCATCGTAGAACTATTTGAATTAGATCTAAACACTATTGGCATTGATGAACACTATTATTTTCATAATGGCGTAAATGAACTGGGTGCTAATGTTGTATTCAATGGCATTACATACACACGCTATCCAGTAGAGGCAGAAGGATTTGAGCGTAGCGGTAGTGCAAAGCAAGCTAGACCAACATTACGCGTGGCTAACATTGATGGATTATTAGGTGCTGCTGCTCGCGCTAATGATGATTTAGTAAAAGTTAAATTCATCCGCCGCCGTACATTCTTAAAATATTTAGATGCGGTTAATTTTGATGGCGGTGTTAATCCATCTGCTGATCCTAATGCTGCGTTAGATGATGAAATCTGGTACATCGATAGAAAAGCCAGTGAGAATAAAGTATTTATTGAGTGGGAACTAGCAAGCGCACTAGATCTAGATGGACAGTATTTGCCTAAACGCCAATGTATTCAAAACGTATGTATCTGGAAGTATCGAAGCGCGGAGTGCAGCTACACTGGTGGCGCAGTAGCAGATAAAAATGATCAGCCTACATCTAACACGGCTGTAGATGATTGTGGCAAGCGATTAGATTCATGCAAGTTAAGATTTGGCGAAGGCACTTTACCTTTTGGCGGTTTTCCAGCGATTAATTTGATTAGATAATGGTTAGTGACGAAATATTAGAAGCGGTAAAGGCTCACGTTAATAGTTCGCCTAAACGCGAGATATGCGGCTTTATTGTTAGTCACAGACGTAAAAATATGTACGTTCCATGTACTAACGTATCTCAAGGCGAAAATGAGTTCGTTATCGATGCAGAGGAATATGCGAATATTGCAGACAAGTACGAAATACTTGCTGTAGTTCATTCTCACGTTAATACCAATCCAAAGCCAAGCCAAGCAGATCTAATTGCAATAGAAAAACATAATCTACCTTTTTTGATCGTAAACTATCCGCTAAATACTTGGACTTGGACAGAACCTAGCGGATACGAAGCACCATTGATAGGTAGAGAATTTGTACACGGCGTTACTGATTGTTACGCCATGCTTGTAGATTATTACAAGCGCGAACTTAATTTAGATATCAAAGATTACAAGCGGCAGCAGGAATGGTGGATGCGTGGCGATAATCTTTATTTAGAAAATTATGAGGATGCAGGATTCATTAAGGTGGATAATCTGCAAAAACACGATATAATCCTTATGCAAGTTGCTAGTGCAGTGGTTAATCATTGCGCCATATATTTAGGTGACAATATTATCTTGCATCATGTGATGGGCAAGGCTTCAAGCCGTGATGTATATGGCGGATACTGGCGAAAAATTACTTCATTAATTGTAAGGCACAAATCTTTATGCTAACTGTTACTCTGTACGGCTTTTTAGCTGAAAAATACGGTAAAACTCATAGAGTTGATGCTAAGACACCAGCAGAAGTTATTCGTGCGTTCTGTGCTAACTTTAGCGATTTTAAAGAGCAAATTATCCAAGATGGACAGGCTTTTTACAAAGTAGTCGCTGGTAGAGAGAATCGATCAGATAAGGATTCGCTTCATGTTGGCACATCAAAAACAATTAAAATTATTCCTATCGTTGGCGGTAAAAGTGGTTTAGGTAAAGTTATCTTAGGTGCTGCGCTGATCGTTGCATCTATTTACTTACCTGTTACGCCGTTAATCGGCACTATGTCTTTATCATCTATGGCTGGATCTATTGGATTCTCTTTAGTCTTAGGTGGTATTTCACAGATGCTATTCGCACCGCCAAAAACTAAAATGAATATGGGCGAAAGACCAGAGAACTTGCCTTCTTATGCTTTCTCTGGCGCAATCAATACTACTGGGCAAGGCAATCCAGTGCCGTTATGTTATGGGCGTTTGCGCGTTGGTAGTCAAGTAATCTCAACTGGTTTAAGTGTGGCGCAATTATGAGCGATATTCGTGGTTCTGGCGGCGGTGGCGGAAAAGGCAAAGGCGGAAGTTCGCGTGTTGCTGTTGAAGCACCAGATAGTTTACGTTCACGCCAATATGCAAACGTACTAGATCTTATTAGTGAAGGCGAAATCGAAGGTTTAGTCGATGGACTGAAATCTGTATATTTTGACGATACGCCACTTCAAAACTCTGATAACTCTTATAACTTTAGCGGCGTTACCGTTGAAGGTCGCACTGGCACACAGAGTCAAACGCCTATTAGTGGTTTTGCTGGTGCAGAATCAGAATCGCCAGTAGGCGTAGAGGTTCAATATGATGCACCTGTTACCAGAACTATCACCAATCCTAATACTACATCTGTACGAGTTACTGTATCAATTCCGCAGCTAACATCACAGAATACAACTAATGGCGATATTAATGGTTCTGAATTGCAGATGGCACTTGATATACAAACCGATGGCGGTGGTTTTGTATCTTATCCATTGCGTAAAATTTGGAAAACAGAATACTTTGCTATAGGTAATCCATCTAAAAATACTGTTGATGCTGATAAATTTAATATTGTAGTCACATGGACACCTACAAGCGATTATCGCCCACAAACTATTTACTACAAATTCCAATATCGTTTAGTTGGCGATAGCACTTGGCTAGATTACGAAGCTACTGCATTTAGCGGCAATCCATTTACTTCTTATGCTCAAAGAGAAAGCAGCAATAATTGGGCTGGATCAAATTGGTATTGGGGTTATGGTGGAGGTGTAATTTATAATTCACCATCATCTCAAACAAGAACATTTAATGTTGAATTGCCATCTGATCAATACGAATTTAGAGTATTAAAAACTAGCGGCGATGGCAGCGTTGCTATCACTTATGGCGAAGGATACTTTCCAGATGCTATTGATATTATCAGTGGCAAAACTACATCTAAATATCAGCGTTCGTATCTGATTAATTTACCTGCTGGTAATACATGGGATATTAAATTAAAAAGATTAACGGCAGATAGCACAAGTTCTGCATTGCAGAATAAAACATTTTGGGACAGCTATACAGAAATTATTGATGCTAAGTTATCTTATCCTAACTCTGCTGTAATTGGCGTTCAAATTGATGCAGAGCAATTTAACCGTATTCCTGTGCGCGGATATGAAATTAAAGGTATTAAAGTAAAAATACCGTCAAATTACAATCCGCTTACTCGCGTATATACAGGTTCATGGGATGGCACATTTACTACCGCATGGACAGATAACCCTGCATGGGTTTTCTACGATATTGTTACCAATGATCGATATGGATTAGGTGAACTAATCGATAGTGCAATGATCGATAAATGGGGCTTATATACTATTGCTCAATACTGCGATGTATTAGTTGATAATGGATATGGTGGATTAGAGCCTAGATTTACTTGTAACATCTATTTGCAAACTAGAGAGCAAGCCTATCAAGTGGTATCAAACATTGCATCTATATTTAGAGCAATGGTTTACTGGTCAAGTGGCAGCATTTTTGTATCACAAGATGCACCAAAAGACGTAACGCAAATCTTTAGTGCTGCTAACGTCATTGATGGAATGTTTAGCTACTCTGGATCAAGCGGCAAAGTACGTCACACGGTTGCACTTGTTACATGGAACGATCCATTAGATTCTTATCGCCCTAAGATTGAATATGTTGCTGATAATGATGCAATCAATCGTTATGGCATTGTACAAACTGATATTGTGGCTATCGGCTGCACATCACGCGGTCAAGCTAACCGTATTGGTAGATGGTTAATTTACAGTGAGCAAAATGAAACTGAAACTATTACCTTTAAAGCAGGTTTAGATTCTGTTTTCATTCAAGCTGGCGATATTATTGAAACGAATGATGCAAATCGCTCTGGTAAGCGTTTAGGTGGTCGCGTTGAATCAGCTACAACTACTGCAATCACATTAGATAGCAATATCACTATTGAATCTGGTAAAACCTACGAAATATCTTGCAGGTTAGCGGATGGCACTGTCGAAAGCAGAGTTATCACTAATGCAGCAGGATCTAGCAACGTAATGACTGTAGCAAGTGCTTTTAGTGCTGCGCCAGAATCTTATGCAATGTGGATTATTTCAATTAGTGATTTAGTGCCAGAGCAGTGGCGCGTTGTATCTATTTCTGAATCTGGTAAGAACGAAGTAGAGATTACTGCGCTTGCATATCGCTCTGATAAATTTAACGCTGTTGAGCAAGATTTGATCTTGCAGCCATTACCGTTAAGCGTTGTTAGTGGCAATAAACCAGTAACGCCAGAAAATCTTACTGTAGTAGAATCTTTATACCTTGCTGGTATTGGCGTTGTAGGCGTTAAAGCTACTATTAGCTGGAATACAGTGCCACAAGCTACTAGCTATTCTGTAAGCTATCAAACAGGCAATAACTCTGAAACAATATTAACTACAGATCGAAATTCTATTGAGGCTTATCCATTAGTAGAAGGCAGATACATATTTAAAGTAGTAGCAGTAGATAACTTAGGTAGAAAATCTACAGCAGCAGTATCTACAGTAGATATTTTAGGTAAAACCATTGCGCCGCTTGATGTAACTAATTTTAACGTTGCACCATTAGGCACTATTGGATTGTTTACATGGGATGCGGCTACCGATCTAGATGTAAGCGTAGGCGGTAAGGTTTATTTTAGATTCTCACCTAATACATCTGCTACATGGGATACGGCACAGGATCTAGTAAGCGAAGCTGCTGGTAATGCAACGGCAATAACAATGCCACTGCAAGCAGGTATTTATTTTGCTAAATTTAAAGATTCAAGCGGTAACTTATCTACTAACGCCACAAGCATTATTACTGATGCTGCTAATGTAATGGCATTAAACTTTGTAGAAAGCGTTGTAGGGCAGCCTACATGGGCTGGAACTAAGGTAAATACACAATACAGCAGCGAGTTTGGCGGTTTAGTATTAAGTTCATCAGAACTATGGGATAGCGATAGTTTAATTGATGGTGATGATTTAGTAGATTTTGGTGGTGGCGTTGCATCAAGCGGTACATATTATCTAGGTGAAATTGATCTATTAAGCGTTCAAACATTGCGATTAGCATCATTAGTACAGGCTCGCGCATTAGATCTAACATCTTTATGGGATAGTGATGATTTAATGGATAGTACAGAGTTAGTAGATTCTGCATATATTAGCGATGTGAGCGCATCTATCTGGTATCGCGCTAGTACAGATGGTACTACTTTTGGTGATTGGCAAAATTCAACGCTTGCCGATGTTACTGCACGTGCTTATCAGTTTGAATTACGATTAACAAGTGATAATATCTATCATAGTATTGTAGTTGAGGCAGCAGAAGCTACCGTAGATGTGCCAGATCGTATTGAATCTGGTGATGACGTTATCTCTGGCACAAGTGCAAAAGTGATTACTTATACTAAACCGTTTATCTTTAACCCTGCGGTGGGCGTATCTGTACAAAATATGAATACTGGCGATTATTATTCTATTACCAGCAAATCAGTGAATGGGTTTACAATATCGTTTTATAATGCAAGCAATGTACAAATAAATAAAACGTTTGATTACATAGCGAAAGGCTTCTAAATGTCACAAGCAGACTTTAACATAGCGAACGTATCGCGTTCATTATTCAGACAGGAAACTAACGAATCTCTGCAAGCGTTAGCTAGTCTTAGTTCTGGTGCAACTGCACCTGCTACTACTTATTCTTATATGTGGTGGGCAGATACCGCTACTGGGATTCTAAAGCAACGTAACGCTGCGAATGATGGATGGATCAATAAAGGTAATATCGCCGATGTAAACTGGGGATTTGCTGCTTTAGCTGTATTGCAAACATTTACCGCATCACAGCGCGGAACTGTTACTACTGATAATGATGGTTCATTCGATATGAATGTAACCAACAACTTTAAATGCACACCTACAGGCACATTTACACTAACATTTACCAATATTACTGCTGGTCAATCTGGCTATGTATTGCTTGTTAATAGTGGCGGTTATGCGATCAGTGCAGCATCTACTACAAAAGTAGGTGCATCATTACTATCAACTATCTCTACTGCTGGTACTTATCTACTTAGCTACATGAGTGATGGTACTTCTGTATATGTTACATCTAGCGGTAATTTATCATAATGAAAAGACAAGATTTAACAGAACGTAATACAACGCATGGATTATCACACCTGCCAGAATATTCTTTATGGTGCGGAATGAAACAACGCTGTTATTATGAAAAACATAAATCATTCAAAGATTATGGGGCTAAAGGTATTAAAGTTTCCGATGAATGGCATGATTTTGAAAAATTTTATAATGATATGGGAAGTAAGCCAGAAGGAATGACTTTGGATAGAATAGATACAAATAAAGACTATTCAAAAGATAATTGCAGATGGGCTACATATAAAGAACAGATGAGAAATACATCTCGTAATAATATTATTGAATTTAATGGAAAATCAATGTGCTTAACAGATTGGGCTAAAGAATTAAATGTATCTTATTCTGTATTAAAAATGAGATTATTTAGAGGGTGGGATTTAGAAAGGGCTTTATCTTGAGTTTACTTCAAAATAGTAATGCTATTTCAGAGGGCGGTTATCCAATCTCTAATTCGCTGCGCTTTCAAAGTGCAAGTAGTCAATATTTGAGCAGAACACCTGCAAGTGCAGGTAATCGTAAAACATTTACTTACAGTTTTTGGCTTAAGCGAGGAAATTTTGGCTCAGATATAAAATTAATCCAAGTTGGCTCAGCAACAAATCAGACAAATTTTTGTTTTAATTCATCAAACCAATTAAATTTATTTAATTATATTGGTGCTGTTGTTAATGGTGACTTAACTTCATCAGCAGTTTTTCGAGACCCTGCCGCTTGGTATCACATAGTATTTTCAGTAGATACAACTCAAGCAACAAATACAAATAGATTTAAAGTTTATGTAAACGGAATCCTACAAGCCCTTACTGGAACTTATCCAACACAAAATACTGATTTTTTTATTAATAATAATCAATTACATTGGATTGGACAAAACGGAACGGGAGGCGGTTATTTAGATGGTTATATGACTGATGTTTATTTAATTGACGGTCAAGCATTAACACCTGCTGCTTTTGGTGAAACAGACTTACTTACTGGTCAATGGGTAGCTAAAAAATATACAGGTACATACGGCACTAATGGCTTCTATTTACCATTCTCTAACGGCACAAGCACTACAACACTAGGCTACGATTCAAGTGGTAACAGTAATAACTGGACACTTAATAACTTTACTCGTAGTGCTGGGATAAATGATTGTTGGATGCTTGATGTGCCTAGTGGCAATGGTTCTGTTATAAGTGGTACTCAACCGAATAGTAATTATTGTGTAATGAATCCACTCAATAAAACATCTGCACTTTCTGTAAATGGCGGTAATTTAACAGTAGTATCTGCATCTGGTGAATCTACTGTGGTAGGTACAATCGGAGTAAGTTCTGGAAAATGGTACTGGGAAATGACTGCTGGTACTAATGGCTTACAGAATATGATTGGAATCTGTAAAGATGGCGTAAATCTAAATAGTTTTGTCGGACAGAACGCTTTTGGCTGGGCATACTATGGATGGAATGGAAAGACATATAATAATGCTACTCAAGCTACTTATGGCTCAACATATGGCGTTAATGATGTAATCGGAATTGCTTTTGATGCCGATGCTGGCACACTTGTATTTTACAAAAATAATGTATCACAAGGAACGGCATTTAGTGGCTTAACAAATGGGATATATTATCCTGCTGGCGGTGATGCGGATTCTGGTGCGCAAGCAACATCATATTGGAACTTCGGTCAACGCTCATTCGCTTACACTCCACCTACAGGCTTCAAAGCACTATGCACAGCTAACCTTCCTGCTGCTACGATTAAGAAGGGCAATCAATATATGGATGCTACTTTGTATAGTGGCAATTCATCTACGCAAACAGTGGTAAATGCTGCTGGTTTTAAACCAGATATTGTTTGGATGAAAGCAAGAAGCATTAATTATAATAATCTGTTACATGATTCATCTAGAGGAGTTACAAAATTATTAATTCCTAATGGCAATGATGCAGAACAAACTGTCACAGATGGCATAACATCATTTAATTCTAACGGATTTAGTTTAGGTGCTAATGGTTCTTATAATCAAAGCACTAGAACTTATGTAGGATGGCAATGGAAAGTTAATGGTGGCACTACTGTATCTAATACTAATGGATCTATTACATCTAATGTACAAGTAAATTCAACTGCTGGATTTAGCATTGTTACTTATACTGGTACAGGTGCTAATGCTACTGTTGGTCATGGTTTAGGTGTTGCACCTAAAATGATTTTTGTAAAAAAATTAAGCACAATTCAAGCATGGTCAGCATGGCATATTGGATTATCTGGTACTGAATATTTAGTATTAAATACTACTGCTGGAAAAGCAACTTTATCAAGTATGTGGAATAGTGCAATTCCTACAAGTTCTGTAATTAATCTTGGTACAGATGGAAATACTAATGCAAGTTCTGGCACTTATGTAGCTTATGCTTTTGCTGAAATTGCAGGATTTAGTAAATTTGGTTCTTACATAGGTAATGGCAGTGCGGATGGAAGTTTTGTTTATACTGGATTTAAACCAAAATACATTATGTATAAACGAATTGATACTACTGGTAACTGGATTGTTTACGATACTACTAGATCAACTTATAATCAACCAGCAGCAGCTTTATATCCTAACCTTGCAAATGCAGAGGATAGTAGCCATCCTAGTGATATTTTATCGAATGGATTTAAATTAAGAAGTACAGGTGCAGATAGTAATGCTTCTGGTGGTACATTTATTTACATGGCTTTTGCAGAAAATCCATTCGCTAACTCTAACGCACAATAGGAAAATATATTATGTTTTGGCACAAAAAATCTGATACTTACATTAACGAAGGTATGCAATTTGATATTGATAACGTTACTTATCCATCATCATGGTTAAACCAATCAACACCAGAGCAAAAGAAAGCACTAGGTTTAGTTGAGGTTAAAACTGTTGGCGAACCTAAAGATGGTAAATATTACTGGGTATCTAACGTTCTTAAAGACGGCGTATTAACCTATATCAATAATCCTAAAGAATTGGATCAAGTAAAAGCTAACGCTGTTACAGAGATCAAGCAAACTGCTTTCACAGTATTGCAGCCTACTGATTATGTAGAGGCACGTAATTTACGTGATCCTAATTACAAAGTTGATTGGATGCTATGGCGTGATTCTATTCGCGCACAATCAAGCGATGCTGTTGTTGCCGTAAATGCTGCTACCGATGTAGATGTAATTGCTGCGATTTTTCCTATTGCATGGCATAATGATCCTAACTTTATTCCGCCAGTGGTAGAACCATTGGTCACACCAAAAAACTAATAACGGGAACGCGCCATGAGTGAGATTGATCCAGTCGAGTACGGTAAGCTAATTTCTAAAGTCGATATAATGGGTGAACGCATTACATCGATGGATCAAGATATTAAAGCCTTACTAGAATTAGCTAACAAATCAAAGGGCGGTTTTTGGATGGGTATGGCTATCACAAGTGGCGTAAGCGGTTTCGTTGGTTTTTTGGCAAGTGTTTTCTTTCATAAATGAAGCAATCATTCATTAATAAAATTATCCTTTGTAAACATTGCCGTCATGCTTTTATTATGAATGAGCAAGGTAACGAGGATACTTGCGATTCATGCCTAGCTGAATTTGAAATTAATCATAAGTTAATAGATGAAGTGATTGGTACTCAAAATGACAGTACACAAACTTAGAGGCACAATACAAGATTACTTTGAACACATGATCGGTAAAGAGATCATACAAGTAGGCGTATTTAACGGTGAATTAGTCATAGTATTAGATGACAATTCAGAAGTATGCGTTTACGAAAAGGAAACTGGATTAACCATGCAGATCAACTTTGAACCTAAAACCAATGATTAACTCTCGTAATATCTCTGATTTAAATCCAAAAGTATCAATATTGTGCAAAAAGTTTATAGATACCTGTAAAGCTGCTGGCATTGATATTTTGATTACTAGCACATATCGTGATTTTGAATCACAAAATGCGCTATATGCACAAGGCAGAACGGCAGCAGGTAAGATTGTTACCAATGCAAAAGCTGGTCAATCGTTCCATAACTACAAAGTAGCTTTTGATTTTGTGCCTATTGTGAATGGTAAAGCAGTTTGGAATGATGTTGCGTTGTTTAATGTATGCGGTGTTATTGCAGAACAGTGCGGCTTAGAATGGGCAGGGCGTTGGAAAAAATTTAAAGAATTGGCGCATTGCCAATATACTGGCGGTTTAACTTTGCAAGATTTTCAGAAAGGTAAAACAATATGAAAGAATTGATCCTAGCACGTGGTAAAGAGGCTTCAACATGGCGCGGCTTAGTAGCTATTGCTACAGCTTGTGGCGTTGCAATTTCACCAGCACAAGCTGATGCTATCGTAGCATTAGGTTTAGCTGTTATTGGTATCATTGGCGTATTTACAGCCGATAAAAAATGATCTCTTTTTTATCTTTATTAGATAAATTATTAACACTCGTACAGTCTTATGCTGCCGTACTCAAGCAGCGTAAGGCTCAAAGGGAACTCGATGCACTCGAAGCTAATCCTGCTGATTGGTTTGCTAATCATTTTGACGGCTTGCCAGACGAATCAAATAAAGACAAAACCCCCTAAACCGAAATTAGTGGTTAATAGCCAGATTGATGGCGGTATTTGCTTGGATAAAGAAAATGCTGTTAAACTAGGCACTTACATACAAGCATTGGAAAACCAGCAATGATCATAGATATAGGGCTTAAAGAGTTTGCTACCGCTAGACAAGCTGAATTAATAGATGCGGTTAATGAACATGGCGGTATCAGAGCAGCAGCAGCAATGCTCAATCTCAATAAATCTACTATTCAAGATGCAATCAAGAACGTAAAACGTAAAGCTGCAACACAGGGCTTTTCACCAGAACACGATATGATAAATATCGTTCCAGATCCTTTTGTAGTTCGCGGTACTTCAACTTTATACGATGCAGATGGTAAGCCTAGATTACAATGGCTAAAAACGCGCTTAGACGATAATAAATTTCAAGCGATGATGTTGGATGCCATCGAAGGATTTAAAGACGAAATACCCCGTGTATCTTTAACCGCAGCACCACCTTTAGGTAAAGATAATCTACTAAATTGTTATGTGGTTACAGATTATCATCTTGGTATGCTTTCATGGGATGAGGAAACTGGCGATAATTGGGATTTAAAAATAGGTGAGGAACTTATCATTAAATGGTTTGAGCAAGCGATCCACCAATCACCAGATGCAAATACAGCAGTATTCGCACAATTATCAGACTTTCTGCACTTTGATGGCATGGATGCAGTAACACCAGCATCAAAACACTTACTAGATGTAGATACACGATTTGCTAAAGTAGTTCGCTGCGCTATACGCGTGTTACGCACTATTATTAATATGCTGCTGCAAAAGCATCAAAACGTTCATTTAATTATGGCAGATGCTAATCACGATCCAGTATCACAGATCTGGCTGCGCGAATGGTTTGCTGTCATGTTTGAGAATGAACCTAGAATCACTGTAGATAGAAGCCCTAATCCATATAATGCTTATGAGTTTGGTAAGACTGCATTATTTTTCCATCATGGTCACAAGCGCAGAATAGCTAACGTTAGTGAAGTGTTTGCTGGTCAATTCCGCGAGATGTTTGGCAGAACTAAATACGCATACGCACATACTGGGCATTTACATCACGTAGATGTTAAAGAAAACAACTTAATGATAGTAGAGCAGCATAGAACGTTAGCACCTGCTGATGCTTACGCTGCACGTGGCGGATGGCTTACTGGGCGTGATGCTAAAGTTATTACATATAGTAAAGATTTTGGCGAAGTAAGCAGATTAACAATCAATTCAGATATGCTCAAATAGTTTAATTTTTTGCCTGTATATTTACTTATAGTTTACAAAACAGGCAAAAAGTAAACTTTACAATACTATTGTATAAACTTGACAATAAATGCTATTATTTAATTGCCTTATACGCAAAAAGACTTTAGTCGTATCTAAGCCCTATCATTGCAGTGATAGGGCTTTTCTTTTGTAATTTAATGATTATCCGTATGGTTTGTGTAGCATAAAAGGCAGATTATTATATACAAGCAATCTTGCTTAGTATTGATGAAAGGCTACATCATGTGGACAAAACCTGCTGCTACTGAAATGCGTTTTGGATTTGAAGTAACAATGTACGTAATGAATAAGTAGTGATAATATAAAACTGCTTACTTATCTCCAGTAAGCAAATTTTTACCCTACAGCCTCTTAACTGCTAACATTGAGGAAAGCTGTAGGGATTTTTTTGCCTAGTCGTTATCTTTCTTTTCTGATTCTTTATCTTTTATTTCAAGTGGTGGCGGAATGTATTGTTTACGTTCCTTAACGCCAAAAATCCTATCAAAAGCAGCTTCACCTTCTTTACTTAATAAGCCACGTGATTGGATTGCATCGCCAGTAATATCATTAGTAGCTGCCATTATTTAATCTCACCATTTAATCGTTTATCTACAAGTGAAGCATAACCAGCTATATCGTGCCATGAATCAGCATAATCTGGATCACCATTAATAATTCTGCCAATTTTATGGCAAATCATATCTAATGCTTCTTGTTGATCTGGCTGTAAAATCTTTTCTCTATTTTTTAAATGCCACGAGATAATAGTTTTTAATTCCTGTGTAATTTGTGCGTGACCTACAAAATTACCGTATCTATTGCCACGTTCATTAAGTGTGCTATCTAATCCTAATTGCTCTAACGGTGCAAACGTTTCTGTAATAATTGGATCTGTCATTTTTAACCTTTCTTTAATAATATTAGGTACTTCACAATCTAGCCATTTAAGCATAGTTAAACTCCATCAAACAACGCAAAAGATGATCCTATTCCTTTGTATGCTGTTTTTCGTTTTGGTTTTGTTTGCTCTACTTCTGTACGCTTTCTGCTTAGTAATCTGTACACAGTAGTAGTATCGTTTACTTTTTCAATGTAATTAGGTGTTACATCATCATCTACAGAATGTGCCAGAGCAGACATTTTTTTAACTCTGTTACTAATGTATTTTTTGATCTGCTCTGCATCTTTAGCCACGTATTCATAATCGGTAGCCTTGTAACAGATAACAGTTTTTCGATCACTTGCTTGACGTTTTGCTTTATGTAAATGATGATTAGCCATTAACGATGTAACTATGTGCTGCGCTTTACTTCTTTCGATTCCAGCTTCTAATGCAATTTCAGCAACGGATAGAAATCTATCTTTTAGCAAGTTAAATACTTTAACTTTACGCGCTTCAAATTCTAATAATCTTTCGCAATTCATAATTAACTCTCAAAAAAAGTGGGCTACTCACGGCTACCCCCGTAAACGCTTTCGCCCGTAAACTAAAACGGAATATCATCCTCGAATGAATCAAAATCACCAGAAGGTGCAGCACTATTATTCGTACTATCTTTAGCACTATTATTCGTACTGTTATCACCTTTGCTGCCTAACAATCTAAGCTGCTCTGTCACAATATTAGTTGTTAAGCGTTTGATGCCTTCTTTATCAGTCCATTCGTTAGATGCGATATGCCCTTCAATATAAATAGGCGTTCCTTTTTTTACGTATGATTCTGCAATTTCAGCAAGTTTGCGGTAACAAACAATGCGATGCCACTCTGTACGCTCTTGCTTTTCGCCTTGCTTATCTTTCCACATATCAGTAGTAGCTACACTAAAGTTTGCTACTGCATCGCCATTAGGCATATATCTAACTTCTGGATCTTTTCCTACATTACCGATAATGATTACTTTATTTACTGATGCCATTTTATTTTCCTTATTTAATATCTAAACGTTCAGCCTGCTCTAAATGTGCGCCTAATACTTCCTCGCCAGATTTAAGTTTTTCAGCAATTGCTTTTTTATCTGGGAACGGCTCTGGTGCTTCTGGGTAAACATATAAACTTGCTGGTATCTGCCCTGCATTGTCAATAATCACTGCTGGCGGATTCTTTTTAAGAGTTAATGCAAAGTATGGCGATTCAATTTTTGTGATGCCACATCGCTGCATATTCTCTTTTAGGTACTGGCGTATGCTATCTGCTTTCTTTTCCAATACCTTGCGGCGTTCTGCCATATCTTTTTCAGCTTGTTTAATTGCTTCTGCTGTAGATTCAACATTGCGAATAAACATTGCTACATTTACTGCTTTAGATTCTAGATCACCAGATAAACTTTCTAACGTATCAGCGATAGTTTGCTCATCAAAATCAGATTCCAGTAATTTAGTTTGTACTGATTTGTACTCACTGCTTAATTCATATAATGAGGTCATTTTCGTATCCTAAAATAAGTTCCAGCCGAACATAAAAATAGATGCTAACAATTTGCTAATAACGCCTAAAACAAAAATTGTTAATAACGCAAATATCCATTTTAAAAATTGTGTTATTGCATCCATTACTTAATCCTTTTTACTGGGTTAGCTAAACAATATTTATTACCTAGAGTTTCGATACACTTTTCGCGCTGTGCATTGTAATAATCTTTAGTACGTTTACTTTGCGCTACTTTCATACCGTAGAAGTTTTTAACAAAAATTACAGCATCCATTATTTGCACTCCAATACATATTTAGCCACTCGACAAGATTCATTAAAACGGTTCTTAACCGTTGCCACTCTAGTAGATATTGCAACGCCAGATTTGCGTAATTTATAAACGGTATCTGATAATCGATAGATACCTAAATCATTCCATCCTTGCATTGGCGTAATTGTTTTATTTTTATCTAAATAAGCCATTAAGCGATCAGTTTGTTTTTGCATGATTATTCCTTAATAAATTTAGCATTAAGTTTTTTGATTACACTTGCAAACATCGTAGATGGAATTTTATTTAATGAATCAACTTTGCAAGCAGCGCAAATTGCAGATAATTCAACACCAGCATCGTTAGCTAAGTCTTGAATTTCAGTAACTTGATCCATTGTGATTAAAGATATTGGTTTAGGCGTTTCAACTTGTTTAGGTGCTGCGGCTTCTTTTGGCTTGCTTGCTGCATTGCCATCATCATCCTCTGGGGCAATACCACAAGTAGCCATTAAACTGTATCTACGTGCGTAAGTAAGTGCGCTGCCGTAAGCCTGTGGATCGTTTTTAATTGCTGGAACGTGCAAGATACCGCCGCTAAATTGCTCACCAGATTCGTGAAGTAGGATTGTTTCAACTTTGATACCGTTTTCACAATCGTGATTTTTTTGAATTAATGCTATTCCGTTATTGTGCAATGAATCAATTACTGATTCGATACATACAGATAGATCTGCATATTTGCTTTTAAAGAATGGATTGTTATTGCTTTTTAATGCTGGTGCAAAATCTTTTTGTGCTTTTACTAATGCTGTCGCTATATTTTTCATTTTCGTATCCTCTAAATATTCTTGCTCTCGTTGCACGGTTTCGTAAAATTCTTGCTGTGACATGATTATTTCCAATCAAATATTTTTGCTAATATTTCACCAATACCAAGTATTACCAAAACAATGATTAAGCCTAATACAGTGATAATTAGATTTTCCATGATTAGTTACTTTCAATTTGAATTAATTGATCGATGATCTGCTCTTTAATATACTCTGGCAGAATTTCATATACATTTTGTGTATCTGCACCAATTTCAATCTCGGTAATATCGATATAGTATTCAGTTGGGCTATCGCCAGTTCCTAACGGATCTCGCTCTACGTGACAAGTGTAATAAACATCCATATTGATGCCATTCACATTAAGACTTTCTAAACTCATTTTCGTATCCTTATTAAATAGCGCAAATCGCGCATGAGTTAAGATTAAACTAATGTATAATCGAAAGCAAGCATTTTATACATTTATTTTTAAATTATTTTAAGGTATGGCTATGCAGCAGAATGAACATCAAGAGCAAAAGGCTCTAATCCAGTGGTTTCGTATGCAATATCCAAAGCTGATTATGTTTGCTATTCCTAACGGTGGGCAGAGAAATATTGTTACTGCAATGAAATTACAGGCAGAAGGCGTATTAGCTGGCGTAGCAGACTTATTTTTGATGCAGCCTATAGGTAAGTATCACGGGTTATTTATTGAGATGAAAAGCGCAAAAGGCAAAGTATCTGATCAGCAAGCATACTTTATAGAGCAAGCCAATTTGCTAGGATATAAAGCAATCGTTTGTTATGGATTTGATCAAGCGGCTGCCGAAATAATGAAATACTTGCGAGATGTATAATTATCTATTATTATACATCTAGGCTAGGTTATGCAGACCGAAAAGGTGATTACCGTTATCACCCTGCCTAATTCTTAATAACGGTTAAACAGAACGGAGTTTATTAATGAAATTAATACCTAAACACTGGGAACGATTCCAGCACTATAAACATCGAAGCCCCCCGTGGATTAAACTTCATAGAGATATATTAGATGACTATGATTGGTGGTGCTTGCCAGTTGCTAGCAGAGCGATAGCACCATGCTTATGGCTGCTTGCATCATGTGAGGAAAATGGCGAATTTGATGCAACTCCAGAAAAGTTAGCTTTTAGGTTTAGAATGAGTGAAAAAGATATTACATCTGCTATTAAACCTTTGATTGATAAAGGTTACTTTATAGTTGCTAGCGATGTGATAGCAGATAGCTATCAAATTGCTACGTCAGAGGAGAGTAGAGCAATAGTAAGAGTAGAGAAAAGTAAGAGTAGTGATTCGTTTGAATACTTCTGGAAAGCATATCCAAAAAAAGTAGGTAAGACAGATGCACTTAAATCATGGAATAAATTAAATCCAGATCTACGCGAAGTATTAACTGCTTTAAGTTGGCAAATAGAATCAGATCAGTGGAATAAGAGCAACGGGCAATTTATACCTAATCCAGCTACTTATCTAAATCAAGGCAGGTGGCAAGATGAGCAACCATTAGAGGTGATATTTTGATAGAGAACGATAAATTACAATTTAGCAGAATGATGAAGGCTTTATGCGTTTTGTTTAACAAGCCAGAATTAGATAAAGAAATCTTGCGGATCTGGTTTCATAAGCTAATTAAATATGAAATTACAGAAGTGAGTTACGCTTTTGATAAATGGACTGATTCAAATAAACGTATGCCAGTTCCAGCAGATATTATTGAGATTTGCAGAGCGCAGCAGGATCGTAAGATTCCTGTAATGATTGGCAGAAAGTTTAGCCCAGAGGAAAAAGAACGTAATAGATCTAGGCTAAATAAGATGCTTGCAGAACTAAATATCCGTAGTTCTGGTGTATAATTAACTATCTAAGGGGCTTTCAATCAATATGAATCATATCGAATTTAAAGAATTACGTCATAAGCTGGAACTTACTCAAACTCAATTAGCTATACGCTTAAATCGTACACGTGACATGATCGCAAAATACGAATCTGGCAAACATAAAATACCAGATGCAATTGCAGAACTGGTAAGAACGTTTGCAGGTTAATTGGGAAAAGTGGGGTAAATACGCCATTAAAACTAATGGCTACTCAATATCTAAAGCATTAGTACGTGATGTGTGGATATATGAGTTATGGGAATTACCCAGTACACATTTAGGAAAGTTCGGTAATGTAAATGAAGCAAAAAAATATCACTTGGAACTTGTCAAAACAAAATCTACCGTATCTAGTAGCTAAACTAAATGAATTAGATTTTGATATTAATTGGATCGTAAAAGTATCAGAGCAAAAAAGCACCAGATCACTTGAGCAGAACGCTAGACTATGGGCTTTATATACCAGCATAGGTAACTGGATAGGTGAGGATCAAGATTCTATTCACGAATATATGCGTAATAAATTCTTAAAGACTGTAAAAGAGATAAACGGCGAACAGGTAATTACGTTTGAATCAACAACAAAACTAAATACAGAGCGAATGGCAGAGTATCAAACTAAGATAGAGGCTTGGGCGGCTACCGAATTAGGATGGAGTTTTGAAAATGACTTATAAAAAACGTTATGCGTTACTTGATGATGAAGGCAATGCAATCAGATTTTTTGATTATCCAGCGCAAAATACAGTTGAGATTACAGAACCAAAATTAACTTTTGACGAAATGCTTGATAAATTTGGCGAGGCGTTGCTATGAGTAAAGAGGAAACATTATGAATTTAAATAGATTAAGTATGTTTAGAAGGTACACAGGTGAATTTAGTGGAAACGCTGAATTTATTGGTGAAGCTGGCGAAGTTACTTTAAATTTAAATCAAGAGCAGTGCAAACAGGTTTTAATTGTATTAGGTGATGCGCTAATTAATACTGCTAGAGATACCGCACAAAAACTATCAATAGAAGTTATTGATGCTGTTGTTGATGCTAAAAGAATTAAGGTGGATGATGAATAAGCAAACACAAGAAGCATTAAAGATGGCGATTGAAGCAATGACAAATGCTGACAAATCTATCAATGAATTTTTTGAAGGACTTGTAAAATTAGGAGTTCCTGAAAGATTATTAAAAATAGATAAATCTACAAAATTAGTACCAGCAATCAACGCTTGCAAAGAAGCACTAGAAAAACCAGCGCAAGAACCTTTAACTAGGGCGCAACAAGTTATTCGTGCAAATAATAAAGCACTAAAACAACCAGCATGGCAAGGATTAACGGATGATGAGATAGAAAAATTAAATCTTGATGGGTTTGCAGATGAAAGTGAATTAGAATTTGCCCGTGCTATTGAACAAGCATTAAAGGAAAAGAATGCTATTAGCTGATTTACCCTATGAGCATCCATTACGCAATAAACCGCTTATTGAGATTGGCGCACAGTATTTGATTAGAGATAGCAAAGTATGGGCTACTGTCACAGCACCTTACGGCATTGCAAAAAAAACATATAACGAACTATCACCCGTATGGACAGAGTTCGATCAATGGCGGGCTACAATATGGCAATGAGTAAAGATGAACGTATTCATTATGATCGTGTAGCTAGATTAGGCTGCATAGCTTGTAATCTTACTGGTTACGGATACAGTCCAGCAGAGATTCATCATATTAAATCTGGTAATGCTGCGATGGGCAAAAAAAGCCATTACAGTTTAGTCATACCTTTGTGCTATCCTCATCATAGGGGTGGAACTTACGGAGTTGCAGTACACGCTGGTAAAAAAGCGTTTGAAGCTGCAATAGGTTATACTGAGGTAGAACTTTTAAAAATGACACTGGATTTATTAAATGACAACAATAGCGTATAAAGATGGTGTTATAGCTTATGATTCTTTAAGCACTTCTGGCGGTTTAATTACAGATGATGATTTTGATAAGAAGTACAAGCGCAGCAATGTATTCTTTTTTCTAAGTGGATCTATTTGCGAATTTGATAATCTAATGGATTGTTATTTTGGCGCAGAACCAACTAAAACGAATGATTCGGCAGCTTTTGTATATGATTCTGGTAATCTGTACTTGATTTCTGTATGTATTAATGACGGATTCTGGAAGCAGAAGCTAAACCCAGAACGCCATTACTCTATCGGATCTGGTAGTAACTTTGCTTTAGCAGCAATGGATTTAGGTTACACTGCTGTAGATGCAATCAAGCAAGCAATCAAACGCGATTGTTATAGCGGCGGAAAGATTAAAACGTTTAAATTTGATATTGTGTAATTTGTATAAATATGTTAAGTTAAACCATTCATTAATCAATCTTAGCGGAATGATTAATGGAATAGCGTAAATGGGTAACGCCTGTTTATAAGCCCCAGACGTGGATCGCTTACAGTCCGTGCTACTGATAGCTATGCAAAGCACCTAAATTCTATGAAGGATGTAATATGCCACTCAAAAAAGGCTACAGCCCTAAAACAATCCATAAAAACATTAAGACCGAAATCGAAGCTGGTAAATCACCAGCGCAATCTGTAGCAATTGCTTTATCTATTGCAGCAGAAGCAAAAAAGAAAGCTAAGAAAAAATAATGAGTGAAAAGAATCCTGTAGGCAGACCGAATGAACTGATCGATACGCTTGAAAAGGCTAAACAGTATCTATTAGGCGAATGGCAAATTGTCGGTGATGTGATTCCTAGTGTGGCTGGATTAGCTTGCTACACTGGCAAAAGGCGCAGCACAATCTATGACTACGCTAGTAAAAATGAGGAATTTTCGGACATTTTAGAGGGGATTCTATCTCTACAAGAGAATCGATTGATCAATGGATCACTTGCAAGCCTTCTAAATCCTACAATTGCTAAATTAATTCTTACTAAGCATGGCTATTCAGATAAGCAAGAAATTCAAGCAGACGTTAATACAAGAGAGATACCTAACGTATCATCTGATGAGTTTGTTTAATGCCATTAAGTGAAGTACAGAGAGCCTTTGCAACTTCTAGAGAACCGTTCCCAGCTTTTGTAGGTGGATTTGGTAGCGGTAAGACCGCAGCAGGTATTGCTAGGATCATGGCATTAAAGGCAGCATTTAAGCAGTGTGATGTTGCGTACTACTTACCTACTTACCCTCTTGTGGAGGATATTGCCTTTAGACGTTTTCCAGAACTATGCGAACGCAAAGGCTGGGCATACAAGATTAATAAGAAAAGTTCATCTATCGAGTTTGAGAACGCTGGCAGGATTATATTCCGCACTATGGAAAATCCAGAGCGCATTGTCGGTTACGAAGTAGCGCATAGCTTATTAGATGAATTAGATACCCTCAAGATAGATAAAGCGCGTGACGTGTGGAATAAAGTTATCGCACGTAATCGCCAAAAGTGCAGTATGCCTAACACTGTAGGCGTAGTAACAACGCCAGAGGGATTTAGATTTGTTTATGATCGATGGGTAAAGAATCCTGCTGCTGGATATAAACTATTCAAAGCCAAAACACTAGATAACTCTCATAACTTGCCAAGTGGCTATATAGAGAACCTACAGAATAGTTACCCTACTGCGCTGCTATCTGCCTATCTAGATGGCGAGTTTGTCAATCTTACTGCTGGTAGCGTGTATGCTGAATTTGATCGCGTACTTAACGCTTCTGATCAAGTAATCATTGATGGAGAGGCTCTACATATTGGTTTAGACTTCAACGTTACTAAAATGGCTGCGGTTATTCATGTGCTGCGGAATGATAATCCTCACGCTGTTAATGAATTAACTGGTATTTTTGATACGCCTTCTATGATACAAGCGATCAAAAGCAGATATAATAGTCACAAGATTTTTATTTATCCAGATGCAAGCGGTAACAATCGTAAATCACAAAACGCCAGTGAGAGCGATATAGCGTTACTAAAACAGGCTGGATTTAATATAATGGTTAATCCTGCTAATCCTGCCGTGAAAGACAGGATTTTAGCTATGAATAAATTGATCGGTGAGCGTAAGTATCGAGTAAACCCAGATACTTGCCCAGAACTGGTAGAATCTTTAGAGAGGCAAGCATACGACAAAAATGGCGATCCAGATAAATCTGCTGGTTTCGATCACGTGTTAGATGCTACGGGTTACTGTATAGCGTATCGATACCCGATACGTGCTAGGACAATTCAACACATTAGAATGAGTGGTATTTAATATGAATGATTCAAAACATAGTGCGTATGCTAACTTTGCTGAAAAATGGTTAAAAACTAGATCTGCGTGTGAAGGTCAATCAGCAGTACATAAAGCAGGTGAAAAATTCTTACCACGTTTATCAGAGCAAACAGATAACGATTACAACAACTACAAACTACGCGCCACTTACTTTAATGCTTGTGGCAGAACCTTAGAAGGTTTAGTAGGCATGGTATTCCGTAAAGAGCCTAAAGCCATCTATCCAGATGCAATGAAGCCAATCATCCACGATATTGATCTATCTGGTAACTCACTAGAGATAGTTGCAATGCGTACTATCTATGATCTTATCCAAGTTGGTCGCGCTGGTATCTTAGTTGAATATCCTAGCGTAACTACAGCACCAGAAAGCGCAGCGCAAGCAGCAGCGCGTAATCTACGCCCTTACACTACATACTATCCAGCAGAATCAATATTGGACTGGAGTTTAGAGCGCGTAAACAACGTAGTGCAGCCAGTGATGATTAAACTTGCTGAAACCTACACAATTAAAAAGAATCCTTTCGAGTTTGTCACTAAAGAACAGATTCGTGCTTTATTGCTTGTCGAAGGCATAGGATACATCCAGCAAATCTACCGTAAGAACGATAAAGGCGATTGGTATCAAGAAGGCGCAGATATTATTCCGCTAATGAATGGCAATCCTATTCCGTTTATTCCTTTCTGGGCTTTTGGTGCTAAGACTAATAGCTTAGAGTTACAAGATCCGCCTATTCTAGATCTAGCTGATCTAAACCTAGCGCATTATCGCGTTAGTGCTGATTATGAGCGCGGCTGCCACTTTGCTGGTTTGCCTACGCCTGTATTGGCTGGATTTGTGTTTGATGAGAATGAGAAAGTTGCTATCGGTTCATCTACAGCAATGGTATCAAGCGATCCAAGTGCTAAATGGGGCTTCTTAGAGTTCACAGGTCAAGGATTAGGCGCATTAGTAGAAAACCTTAAACTCAAGGAAGGGCAGATGGCTGCTATCGGTGCGCGTATGCTTGCACCAGAAAAAGCAGGTGTTGAATCTGCTGCTACGTTAGAGATGAAAATCACAGGCGAAACTAGCGTACTTGCTGCACTGGTTAATCTTGCTGGTGAGAACTTTGAAGCAATCCTACGCTTTATGGCTGCATGGTACGGCGTAAACGTTCCAGATGAGCAGCTAGAATTAGATCTAAATACTGATTTCATCCCTGTGGCAATGACACCGCAAGAGTTGGATAGCTTGATGAAGGCATGGCAAGCAGGTGGTATTCCACAAGAGGAATTATTCCACGCATTGAAACGCGGCGAGATTATCCGCGAATCTACTACTTTTGACGATTACAAACTTAACTTAGAAGGCGATAACATTGATTCCATGAATGGCATGGATACATCTGCTGCACCAGATCAATCTAATAATGATTCTGGCGTGTTATCTCAACTTAGGACAAGATTAGGCTTATGAGTGAATTAGTCGCGCTATTAGCGGAAGCATTAGCGAAACTTAAAGATAAAGTCGATGCAATTGTTATTCCAGAAGCCATCAAAGGCGATAAAGGGGACAAGGGCGAGAGTGGTGCTGCTGGAAAAGATGGTAAGGATGGAAAAGACGGTAAAGACGGCATAGACGGTAAAGACGGTGCTAAAGGCGATAAAGGCGATAAAGGTGAACGCGGCGCAGATGGCATTGATGGTAAAGACGGTAAAAATGGTAAAGATGGCATTAACGGTATTGATGGTAAAGACGGCGTTAATGGTAAAGATGGTCGCAATGGCGTAGATGGCTTATCTATCAAGGGCGATAAAGGCGATACTGGTGATATACCTAAACATGAATGGAAAGGCACAAGCCTACGCTTCGAGTTGCCTAATGGTAAATGGGGTAAGTACGTAGATTTAGAAGGTCGCGCTGGTTTAGGTAGTCATTTTTTAGGTGGCGCATCTGGTATTCAACAAATTATATCTGATGATTCAAGTGTATTGGTATCACAAGATGGTCAGACAATTAATTTAAGAGTTGTAGGCGGTGGACTAAGTTCTATTACTTCTAGTGATTCAAGTATTATTGTAGAGCAATCTGGAAGCAGTGTAGATTTAACAGTATCTCAAGAATCACCAGCATCAAACATTGTAAAACAGGTTCGCAATCAAACTGGATCAACTTTACTAAAAGGCACTGTTGTATATATCAACGGCGCATCTGGCAATAAAGCCACTGTCACAAAAGCTATTGCAACTGGTGATGCTACATCTGCACAAACACTAGGCATGATCACCAATGATATTCTTACTAACCAAAATGGTTATGTAACAGTATTCGGATCAATTACTGGACTAAATACTAGCGCGTTTGCAGAAGGCGTACAGTTATATTTAAGTTCTACTATTGCTGGTGCATTTACAAGTTCTAAACAATTAGCCCCTGCACATCTTGTATATGTTGGTATTGTTACTCGCAGCCATCAAAATCAAGGCGCAATCGAAGTAAACATTCAAAACGGATACGAGTTAGAGGAATTACATAACGTATCTATTACATCGCCTACTAATGGACAAACGCTTGTATATGATGCAGCTACAGGGTTATGGAAAAACAACACAGGTGGTAGCGGATCTAGCACACTTGCTGCATTAACAGATGTAGATTTCACAGAATTAGCAAGTGACGATTTATTAGTTTATGATGGCATACAATGGATTAACAAAACGCAACAAGCTGCCATCTATTCTGTTGATGGTGGTACTTTTAATTAAGGATTGAGATATGGCTAGAATACAACTTAAACGCGGCTTAAAAGCTAACTTACCTACTAGCGGTATGCTTGCTGGTGAAGCGTTCGTTACTACTGATCGCGGTACGCTGCACGTAGCTACGGATGCAACTACTAAGCTGCCAGTAGTTCCAGCAATTGATGATTTGCAAACGTTAGCAAGCGTTAGCGGTGCTGATGATTTGATTTTGATGCACGATGCTAGTGAAGCATCTGGTCAAAAAGAAAAGAAAATTACTTTTGCTAACTTTAAGACAGCGTTAAACATCCCAGAAAGCGATACGGATGAAAAAGTAGCCGTTGTATCTGGTGGTACTGCTGGTTATATCTGGGGTACAGATGGCACGAATGGCGTAATCAGAATGAACGCAAGCATGGCGTGGACAAAAGATGCTGGTAACGGATATGTTACTTTAGCTGTAGGCGATGTTGATCTCGGTACGTTCTAATGCCAAGTGTTAAATTTAAACGTACTAACGTTACAGGCAGAGTTCCTACTACATCCGATGTGGGTGTGGGCGAAATCGCGCTTAATACTTATGACGGAAAACTGTTTACAGTTAAAGATCAAGGCACACCAGAAGTCGTAGAGATTGGATATGTGCAGAAAACATTGCCAATCACAGTACGCGCTGGAACTGTATCATCTGTTTCACTCGCATTAGGATACTTGGCAGTTCTGAATCGTGGCGGTTCAACTATCAATGTATCGATTGTTTAAGGAATAAGAAATGGCTAATCGCTATCCATTAGTTTTAAATGGCACATCTGTGCAAGAGTTACAGGCTGGCGATAAGATTGCTGCTGTACAAGGCGGTGTTACTGCTGATAACGATTTATCTTTTGATCTATCGGCTACTAACAACTTTGAATGTACGCCTACTGGTGCTGGCACACTAACATTTACTAACCACGTATCTGGACAATCTGGTTACGTGCTTTTAGTCAATAGTGGCGGATACGCAATTAGCAAAGCATCTAGCACTAAATGTAATGCTACGTTCCTATCTACTATATCGGCTGCTGGCACTTATTTGATCAGCTACTATGACAATGGCACTAATACTTACGTTACTACATCTGGATCACTAACCTAAAATGCCTACGGCTAACGATAAACTTCTAAATAAAGAGGTGGCACACGCCATCGATACATTAGGTTATAGCAATGACGTAACAAAAAAGATTATCGCTATACTTAATAAGTCGGATGTAAATCTATTTTCTCAACTATCCAGAGAACTTGATCGTATCAATCCTAACGCGTTCAAAATCTCACGGATAGATCAATTGCTGCAATCTGTGAGAAAGATTAATTCTCAAGCCTATGCGGAAGTATCAAAAACTTTAGATCAAGAGTTAAAAGGCTTTTCCGCAAGCGAGGTAGATTATCAGCAGAAGCTAATTAAGAGCGTTCAACCTGCACCAGTATTACCAATCGCACCAGAAACCGTTTACGCAGCAGCAATGGATACGCCGTTTCAAGGCAAGCTGCTGAAAGAGTTCCTAACTGGACTAGAGGAAGGTAAAGCCACGTTAATCCGTGATGCTGTGCGTATGGGCGTAATCGAAAGCCAGACAACTAACGAGATAATCAAAAAGATACGCGGTACTGCTGCACTTAAATACAATGACGGTATTTTAAACATCACACGATCTAATGCTGAATCTGTCGTGATTACTGCTGTGGCACATACAGCAAACATGGCGCAGCAAAAAGTATATGAAGCCAATAGCGATATTATTAAGGGCTACCGATATACAGCAACGCTAGATACACGCACTACAGAACTTTGCGCTAGTCGTGATGGTAACTTTTATAAAATTGGCGATAAAAAACCAGCGATTCCAGCGCATTTTAGATGCAGAAGTCGTTACGTGCCTGTGCTTAAATCATTTAAAGAGATGGGGCTAGATGTTGAACTGCCAGAAAGCACCCGTGCTAGTTTAGATGGTCAAGTTCCAGCTAAGATGAATTATCAAGAGTGGCTATCTAAGCAGAGCCTAGAAAGACAGATTACGGTTCTCGGTAAAGAGAAAGCCCTACTGTTTAACAAAGGTAAGCTAACATTAGACAAATTTGTATCGCCATCTGGTCACGTTTACACGCTAAAAGAATTAGAGCAGAGGAATGGCAAGCTATTAGCTGAATCAACACCAGCAGTGGCAGCACCTACTAAAACGTGGAATCCTAATACTAAATGGGCTAAGTTGCATGATGATAGTTTCGGTGCATCGCCGAACTATATTAAAAATGCTATTATTAAATATGATGATCAGCTTAAAGAAGTGCAGATCAGTAGCGGCGGCGCACATTACAATGCTCGCAATAAGTTCATTAAGAACCCAGATACAATTGATCTAAAAACACAGGGAACGTGGCGGCATGAATATGGTCACTTCTTAGATAATATTCTAAGTAACACGCCTTTTGGATTTAGAAGTAGTGCTAAAGATTTTGACGATGTATTAAAGGCTGAAACTGAAATTGTTTTATCCAATGCTGGATTTGCTAGAAAGAGTGCTAAACAGACAGCGTTTAACGCAGCACGTAAGCAAAGCATGGATGATTTTAGAGAGCAGTTTATTAAGTTAGATGCAATTGAGGCAGATAAGCTAGTAGCAAGCAAAGCTAAAGATATTGGCATTGATCTTAATTCTGTGGATAAGTTCTTTAATGATGAAACCACTTACATCGCTACAGAGTTAGATACTAAATATAGAAAAGCATTATTGCTTGATGCGCTTAAAACTAAAGATGCTGCTAAGTTTATGGTGGCAATCAATGGCGATGGGTGGACAAATCACCAGATATTTAGAAAAGGTAATGTAGGTAAGTTTTCTGATTTAGTTGGATCTGCTTCACGGAATAAATTATTAGGATTCGGATCTTACGGTAATGGTGGGCATAAGAACTCTTACTATAGATCAGCACCAGAGAACGCTAATACGGAAGTGTTTGCGAATCTTACTGCACTATACGGATCTGATAATACATTCTGGCATACAGTAGTAGATACATTCTACCCAGATACGGGCAAACTTTATAAGAGCATACTAAGTGAATAATATAAATTTAGGTATCAAGACAGATACAACGGAAGCACAAATAGCATATAATAATGCTGTAAAACAATATTTTGATATGTTTGGATATGAGCCTAACTTTGAATGTTTGCCAGATCCAGATATAGATATGATTTTAAACGCTGTAAAAACTGGCGTAGAACTTTACGAAAAAGAATCTACCGATACTAGCGTTTTGCTGTAGTTGAAACTTATGAGCAGTGCTTGTGAGTTTTGTTTTGTAGCTGTGCTACGCGGAAGTGAGCCTGTGGCTCAAATTACCAGCAGTGCTGGAAGGGGTATAAAATGAGTATCAAGTTAGAGGAATTAACGCAAGATAAACTAGATGAACTGTTAGGCAAGTTTGATGCACTAGAGGAAAGTAATAAAGGATTAAAGGCAGATTTATTTAAAGCGAAAGCTAAAGCTAAAGGTGCTGAAATTGATCCAGATGAGTACGCTAATTTGCAGCAACAAGTCGCAGATCTATCTAGTAAGTTAGAGAATGAAGGCAAGCATAGTAAGAAAGAGATCGAACGTTTATCTAATCTCACAAAAGAAAAAGATAATGCGCTCACTACATACTTACTTGAAGCTAATCTTACAGATTCACTGGCTAAATCTAAAGTTAAACCAGAACTCATGGATGCTGCTAAGGCATTGCTGAAAATGCAAGCCACAATTAAAGCCGAGAATGGACAGTATCAAGCCGTGATTGGTGATAAAGCGTTAGGCGAGTTTATTAAAGAGTGGGCTACAAGTGATGCTGGAAAGCATTTTGTAGCTGCTGATAATAATTCTGGCGGCGGCGCACAAGGTGGGAATAGTAATTCTCAAAACAAAACTATTACTAGAGCCGATTTTGAAGCTAAATCACACGTTGAACGTGCAAATCTAGCAAAAGAAGGCTTTAAAGTAGTTGATTAACTTTAAAGGAAAATAAAATGGCTAACGTATTAACCGATTTAGCTGCTGATCTATATAAAGCAGCCGACGTAGTAGGTCGTGAACTTACTGGTGTTATTTCAGCTTCAACTATTAACGGTGATGCTTCTGAGCGTGTTGCGTTAAATGACGTAGTTCGTTCACACTTCACACGTGCTGCTACTGCTGTAGATAATGCACCTTCTATGACTATCCCAGAAGGTAATGATCAAACAGTAGATAGCAAAACACTATCAATCACTAAATCACGCGGCGTACAAATTCCGTGGACTGGTGAGGATATTCGCCACGTTAATAACGGTGCTGGTTTTGAAACTATTTACGGTGATCAAATCCGCCAAGCTATGCGTACTTTAACTAACGAAATTGAAGTGGATTTAGCTACTTCTGCATACTTAGGTGCTTCACGTGCTTACGGTACTGCTGGTACAACTCCATTCGGTTCATCTTTTGCTGAAATCGCAGAACTCCGTAAAATCTTAGTAGATAACGGCGCACCTATGAATGATGTTTCAATGGTGTTAGATACTGCTGCTGGTGCTAAATTACGTAACCTTGCTCAATTGCAAAAAGCTAACGAAAACGGCTCTACAGAGTTGCTACGTAACGGCGTATTGCTTGATTTGCAAGGCATTATGTTGAAAGAATCTGCTGGTATTCAAACTCCTGCTGTTGGTACAGGTGCATCTTACCTAGTAAACAACTCTGGCGGTTATGGCATTGGTGCTACTGCAATTACTGTAGATGGCGGTACTGGTACTATCTTGGCTGGTGATATTATCACTTTCGCTGGCGATACTAACAAGTACGTAGTAGCTTCTGCTCTTGCTGCAAACGTTGTTACATTGGCTGCTACTGGCTTGCGTAAAGCTGTTGCTGATAATGCTGCTATCACTGTAGTAGGCGCATCTACTCGTAACGTTGTATTCCATCGCAATGCGTTGGAATTAGCTGTACGCGCACCTGCAATGCCTAACGGTGGTGATGCTGCTGTTGATGCAATGACAATCCAAGATCCATATAGCGGCTTGGTATTTGAAGTTCGCGCATACAAAGGCTTCCAAAAAGCAATGTTTAACGTATCTGTAGCATGGGGTACTAAACTTTGGAAACCAGAGTTCGCTGCTGTATTGTTAGGCTAGTCATAAGCTAGTGACACAAGTGGAAAGCCTTCTAGTAGGGCTTTCTGCTGGTGGTACTGAAATACAAAGGATAAATATATGGCTCTAATAGTTGAGGATGGCACAGGATTAGTTAATGCTGAAAGTTATATCAGCGTTGCTGATACTGATACTTATTGTAGCAATCGCGGCTATACGTCATGGGCTGCACTAACACAATCTAATAAAGAGATAGCGTTACGCAAGGCTACTGATTACATTGAGCAAGTATATCGCCTACGCTTCTTAGGTTATCGTCACAAAGAGGATCAAGCACTTAGCTTTCCGCGTGATGAAGTGCCAAGAGCAGATTTTACCTTTCTTAATCAATTTAGCTTTTATCCTAATGATGAAGTGCCAAGAGAGATTAAAAATGCTTGTGCTGAATTAGCATACAAAGCAAGCACTACAGAATTAGCACCAGATATTACCCGTGTAACTAAACGCGAGAAAGTCGGCGTTTTAGAAGTTGAATACGATAATACACAAGTGCCTTACACTAAATACCGTGCGATTGATAATATGATCGCTGTGTTTTTAAGCAGCACATCTGGGGTATCACGCCAAGTGGTGCGTACATAATGGATTACAATCCACTAAAGGCTACAGCCAGACGTTTATTAAAGGGATTCGGTCAATTAATGACTATTACGCGCAATGTATCTGGCGTGTACGATCCTACTACTGGCGCAGTTACCAATTCAACTCAAACATATACTGATTATGGTGTTATCTTGCCTTATGGCGATGGCAGTTCATCTGTTGCTGATAGCGTGATTCAACAAGGCGATCAACAAGTATTTATTCAGATCAGCATCGAACCTAAAGCCACTGATAAGATTACTATCAACAATGCTATCTACAATATTGTAGCTGTGAAGGCATTAGAACCTGCTGCAATCAATGTGCTTTATGAATTACAAGTAAGAAAATGATTACGGCGGATGTTGCAACTCTTAACTTTGATTTGTCAAAAATACTGGACAAAGCAAAAGATAACGCATCACAAGTAGCCAGAGCAATCGCATTAGAACTTGAAACACGCGTAGTATTAAAAAGCCCTGTAGATACAGGCAGATTGCGCGGTAATTGGAACGTTGGCATTAACTCTATTGATACTGCTAATCATCCTGCCGATAAAGGTGGCAGCAGCAGCAATTCTAGGGCTATTGCATCGTTATCTAAGTTTAAATTAGGTGATACTATCTGGATTACTAATAACTTGCCGTATGTGCAAAAGCTAGAGTTCGGATTATATGGAAACGGTGCTAAAACGATTAACGGCTATTCGATGCAAGCACCACATGGATTTATCCGTATTACATTTAAAGAAGTGCAAGGTGCTTTTGATAGCATAGGTAAAAAGGCGATTAAATGAGTATTGTTAAAATTAGCGCAGCGTTCGAGAAAAAGTTAAATACTTTGGAAACTAACTTTCCTACTGCTTATGAGAACGTACAATTTACGCCTGTTACTGGTACGGCTTACCAACGTGTAAGAATACTACCTGCACAGCCAGACAATCCTACTATCGGTGATAGCTACTATCGTGAAGTTGGATTGTTTGAAGTGATTTTGTTTTATCCGTTAGATATTGGTCGAAACGCTGCACAAGTAAAAGCAGAAGCCATTAAGGCTCTTTTTAAACGCGGTTTGGCTATGGTAGAGGATGGATTAACTGTTGTAGTTGATCGCACACCTTCTATCGCAAGTGCTGTACAATTGGATGATAGGTATGTCGTTCCAATTACAATAAGTTATTACGCAGAAGTACAATCGTAATAAGCCGTAAAAGGCAATTTACCGCCCTTTACGGGCTTAACATGAAAGGAAACTAAAATGGCATCTGCTCAAGGTATTAATAAGCTATTAATTGCTAAGAAAGAATCTACATGGGGTACTAAAGCATCTGCTTCTGGTGCAAATTATTATCGCCGTGTAACTGGATCATTCCAGTTAGAAAAAGATACTTACAACTCTAACGAGATTTTACCATCTCAACAAATGCGCGATATGCGTCATGGCACACGCCGCTCAACTGGATCATTATCTGGTGAGTTATCTGGTAATGCTTATGAGGAATTTATCCAAGCTGCTGTACGTAAAGATTTTGATACTGGTGCAACTACTGGCGCATTGATCGTATTATCATCTACAGCAACTACAATTGCGCGTTCTACAGGTTCATTCGTTGCTGATGGCTTCACTGTAGGCTCTGTAATCAGCGTAAGCGGCTTTACTGATGCTGGTAATAACGGTTTATTTGTAATTACTTCTATGACAACTACAGCTTTAACTGTATCTGCTTTAGCAGGTCAAACACGTACAATCGAAGCTGCTGGCGATACAGTAACAGTATTGGAAAAAGGTAAGAAAACTTACACACCATTAACTAACCACACAGATGATAGCTTTACTTTCGAGGAATACTATCAAGATACTGGCGTTAGCCGTACTTTCTTAGGTGAGCAAGTTGATACAATGACTGTTGCATTACAGCCTAATGCGATGGCTACTATCGATTTCGGATTCTTAGGTAAAGATGCAGAACCAGCTACAGATACAGCGTATTTCACATCACCTACAGCTATTAGCGGTGAAGGCATTTACTCTGCACCAGATGGCAAGTTGTTTATTAATGGCGTAGCAAGCGGCGTAGTAACTGGCTTGAACATTACTCTATCTAATAACATTCAACAAACGCCAGTAATCGGTTCTAACTCAATCGGTGCTAAATCACGCGGTAAAGTGGCTGTTACTATTGATGGATCTGCAATTTTCCAAGATAAGACAGTTCTAAATTACTTTGATGATGAATCTGAAATCAGTATTACTTATGTATTAAATAGTGCTGATAACACAGAGGCTTTCTCTATCCACTTGCCACGCGTTAAGATTGGCAGCGCAAGCACTAACGATGGTGAAAACGTCATTATCTTGTCATTCAGTGGCGTAGCTTTAGAGTATGTTGGTTCTGGCGTAGGCGTTCAAAAAACAACTATCCAAGTACAAGATACTACATTGGCTTAACAGTTTAGCTATGACTAGCGCAAGCGAAAAGGTAGCCGCCCTCTACTCTGTCATAGCTTCTTAAATGGGCATTTTTACAAAGGGCATAACATGAGTAAATTAGTAGATATTACTGCGTTTGATGCGATTAAAGAATCAGAGGCAGGTTTTGACGTTGAGATGAAAGCTACAGACGGTAGCAATACTGGCGTTATTTTTACCGTGATTGGTAGATATTCAGAACCAGTACAAAAGTGGTCAAAAAAGATATTTACAGAATATCAACGTGAGCAAGATTTAGCTAAACGCAAAGGCAGAGATTTACCGCCTAAATCTATTGATGAATTACGCGCACAGAATATCGAAGGTGCTGTTATTCGTGTTACTGGATGGAAAAACGTAGAGCAAAAGTTCACACCAGAATTATTAAAACAAGTTTTAGAAAACAATCCACACTGGGTAGATGCAATCATTGAGGAAAGTGATAACGCAGCAAATTTCACGAAAGCCTTGTAAACGAACTGCTAGAGTATTGCAAGGCAGAATTTGCATTAAGTAAACTTAGTACGGATGGAAAACATTCTATCCGTGAGCATTATGAATCTGCTGGAGTTCCTCGCGATATGTGGGGGATTCCAGATATGCCACAATCATTAGCCTATTTGTGGGTGTGGTTTATTAAACTACACAATTCTAGATCTATCGGAATGGTAATAAATCCTATTAGCTTTCAAGAGATTCTAGCCTTTTGTCAGCTATATAAAGTTATAATGCTTGAATGGGAAGTAGATTTAATCTGTGAACTTGACAGAGTAGCTATGAAAGAATTGCAAAAGGATAAATAACATGGCAGTAGATATTTTAAATTTAGGTTTTAAGGTAGATACAGCCGATGTTAAAACCGCTTCAAAAGATTTAGACACACTAGGCACATCCGCTAAGAAAGCTGGATCATCATTAGGTGGAATGGGATCAGAAGCAGAAAAAGCAAGTAAGCAATCTGTTAATCTTGCTGGATCAGTTAGCACACTAGCAAAAGCATACCTATCTATCGAAGGCATTAAAGCCTTTGCTGGCATTGCTGATGAGCAAACTAAATACATCGCTCAACTTAAAATGGCTACATCCTCAACGGATGAATTTAATCTAGCCTTAACTAAATCTCAAGATATTGCCAAAATTGCACAGACTAGCATTGCTTCTGTTGCAATGGTTTACGCACGTTTCAGTAATGCGTTAAAAGATAGCGGATCTAACCAAAGGCAAATCGGATTAATTACAGAAAACGTTGCATTGGCATTAAAAGCATCTGGGGCTGGTGCTGGCGAAACTGCATCCGCAATGCTTCAATTATCTCAAGCCTTTGCTTCTGGCACATTACGCGGCGATGAGTTTAACTCTATGGCTGAAAATGCACCTAACTTGATGAGGGCATTGGCAGCATCTATGAAAGTTCCTGTAGGTGAATTACGTGCTTTAGCTGCCGAAGGTAAGATTACAGCAGATCAATTGCTTAAAGCCTTTGGTGATGAAGCATTAAATAACAAACTTAGAGATCAAGCAGGGAAAATTAACACTATATCTGGATCATGGACAAACTTTTGGGAACAGATTAAGTTAGTTATTGCTGGTTTTGGTGAGCAAAGTATGCTTACAGATTTGCTTACTTCATCTTTAAATGGCTTAACTTCTGCAATGGCTAAAGCCAGAGAATTAGTTCATAAAGAGCCTATCCGTAATGCAGAGCAACAAGCAGCATTAGATGAAAAGAATCTAGAATATTTACGCAAAAAAGGTGCGTTAGGCGTAAGAGAGGAAGAAAGACTAAAACGAGTGGCTGCGCTTGAGGAAAAAATCGGCACATCATTCGGTAATCGTATTGGTGGCATGAGATCAGTAACGCCACAATCAGCCCCTATGCCTAATTTTAGTGCAACTGTCGCTGTTGTTGATACTGAAAAACTACATAAGCAACAAGAGGAAGCAGCACGTAAAGCTAAACAGGCAGCAGAAGCAGCTAAAGAAGTTGAAAAAGCTAATCGTGAGTTATTAACTAGCATCCGTGAGTTGACAGATGGCGAACGCTCAAACATACAAGTATTACAAGATAAGCTAGATAACAACGATAAAATTACTACATCTAACAGAAAACTAGCACAAGCTAATTTAGATCTAGCACGTAGCTTAGAAGTGCAAACTGCTTTCCAAGAAGCGTTTAATCGTGGCTTAGAAAATGAATCAGACGTTTTAAATCGTGCAATTGAGGAAACTGATGCTTATG